ACGGCGTTCGGGTTTGCAGACTTTGAGCCGAGCCCTTTAGTCGATCACATCGCGGTCCTCATCGTGGCACTGGTCAATCTCTGGTTACGCACCAAGACGAGTGAGCCAGTCCGCCGAGGACCGTGATTGCGTTTGAGGCAATCACGTGTCCAGCCTGGAAGCCATCGATGTCAAACTGGACGAGATGTCGCAAAACATCCGAGAGATCAAGGCACTGTTGCGTGCTCAGAACGGTCGGGTACGTGGCAACGAGCAGGCCATAGCGCGGTTGCAGGAGCGTGAGCAATCACGCACCGCAGGGCTCGTGGGCCTGCAATTGATCTTGGCAGCAATCGCGGCGTGGCTTGGTGTTAGTAGGTGAGGTCAATCTGACGAATACGGGAAATTGGCGGAATCGAATAGTCAGCCAGGGCGTCAAGCCTGCTTCGGAATTCATGGCGCATTACCTCCAGTGGCGCATTCATCCCAAGGCACAGCAGGATGCCCTGGCTGAAGTGTTGGACCGTGTTGGCTGGGTCCAGAATGTGATCGAGAGTGCCAGGACTGGTTATCTTCTCGACGGGCATGCCAGGGTTGCGTTGGCTTTGCGCCGTGGCGATGATGAGCCTGTTCCGTATGTCCAAGTCGATGTGACCGAGGAGGAAGAGGCGCTGATCCTGGGGGCGCTGGACCCGATCGGGGCGCTGGCGGGCTCCGACAAAGCCAAGCTGGAAGAGCTACTGGCCGAAGTGCGGCAGACGGAGGAAGCCTTGGCGGAGACGTTGGCCGACGTGGCCCGCAAGGCACGTATATTGCCTGCAGAGTTGCCATCGGTCGAGGAGACTGAGGCCAAGGTAGACCAGGCCGAGGAGCTGCGACAAAAGTGGGGCACTGAGCGGGGGCAGGTTTGGGTTGCAAGTAGACATCGATTGATGTGCGGTGACAGCCTATCCTCCAGTGATGTTAGTCTCTTGCTGGAAGGGGACCGCCCTGATCTTGTGGTTACTGATCCACCTTACGACATGCCTGTGTCGTCGGTCAGGCAAGCCCTGAGTCATTTTGCCGATAGGGCGGCAGTGCTCAGTGGAGGCAAGCAAGCGTTTGGGTTGGCCGGTGATGGTTGGCGCTATTGTTTTGACTTGGTATGGAAAACACGACAGCCGCGGTCTTTTCCTACTCCGTACCAACCTGTCTTCTATCACCATAATATCCTAATGCTGCGCAGAGGCGAGGCCCCTTTAGGCTGGCAGCGCCCGTTTCCAAATTTTGGGAGCGTGATAGAGTTGGAAGAGACAGAGTTTGTTGATACTGAGTTTGGTCACGGTAAATCACCTGGTGTTTTCGTCGCGATGCTTCAAGGTTTTGCGTATGAATTATGTGCGGACCCATTTATGAGGACAGGGGCCTCGGTTCTGGCTTGTGAGACTCTAGGGAAAGTGTGCTACGCGATGGAATTGGACCCAACTATACTAGCAGTCGCCCTTGAACGAGTCTCTCAGTATGGGCTTGTCCCGACTCTCGCGGCCAGTCATTGATGCGATACGGCCATCGGAGGTTGTCTTTGAACCAGACGGGAACTGATGCCTTGCGAGCACATTCGATCAGCTGATGTACCCAATCTGCCTGGGGCTGGCGGCCTTGAGGGCCAGTTTGCGCACCAATGATGAGCCAATCTAGGCTGCGTAGGTCGCTGTTGATTGGGCCTAGTAATGGCTCCGCGGAGATGAATTTGACTGGCGCGTTGCACTCTGCTAAACATAGGAGTGACCAGTCCATCATGTTCTGGTCCGTGGCAGTAGCGCCTACCCATGTATTCGCGGGCCAGTCATATTGTGCGAGATTGTGGGGCGCTTTAGTAAGAAACTGGAAAATGTGGTGAGGGCACTGGCGTACAACGTAGAGGATTTGGGCGATCCAATCTTGTGGCACCCAATCGCCGAAGTTGTCAGCATTGCTGCCGCAGAATATTTTCAGCGGTTTGTGCACCTTGAGGGGTTCGACGAGGCGATTTGGGTGAAAGGCAGGTTCGAAGGAACGGTGATAACGTTTTGCAAACTGACGTGCGTAGCAATAGGGACAGCCGTGGCGACAACCTGTGATCGGGTTCCAAGTTGCGTCGGTCCAGTTGATGCCCTTCTCGCCGAGCTGTATGTTCATGATCCCTCCACAAAAAAGCAGGTTGCAGCTCATGTGCGCGATTGTCGAGGTCGCACCGCGAGCAACAACCTGCATGATATAGGAAACGCGCCTTACGGTTCCGCGACCTCGACATATTCTGAGTGTAATTCATTATTGAAGGAACCGCAAATTGTCGGTGAACACGGGTCTAGAGCCGCGGCTGGTTGACGGTTTAGAGAATTGAGATGGCTCAGAGACGATATACGACTCAAGAGATCATAGATGCGCTCAAGGCAACAAACGGCTTAGTGTCGCTGGCTGCGAAGCGTCTGGGCTGCACCGCTCAAACGATCTACAACCGTGCCAAGCGGGTCAAAGCTGTTCAGGAAGCGATAGACGAAGCCCGTGCAGAGATTGTCGATCTCGCGGAGCTGGGGCTGCGGGCCGCGGTAGTTGACCGCGAGCCTTGGGCTTTGGCGCTAGTTGTGAAAACACTAGGCCGGGACCGCGGTTATGTCGAACGTATACAGCAGGAGTCGACCGGCGAGATCACCGTGAGGGTGGTACGTGACAGCAAGCACGCGCACTGAGTACACGGTCTACCTGCCCGAGCCGCATGACTTGCAGGCCGAGATCGAGACGCATCCGGCCAAGCGTAAAGTCGTGTGCGCTGGCCGCCGTGCCGGCAAGACAACGCTTGCGGCGCTGGTCGGTGTTGAGCGGATGCTAGATGGCAGGCGCGTCCTGTTGGCAAGCACCACCCAAGACCAGGCGGATGCGTTCTGGGACAAGGTGAAGGTCTGGCTTGCCGATCTCATTGCCGATGGTCTCGTGTACAAGAACGAGGCGAGGCGGATATTGCAATTTGGCGCTGGTCGCATCAGGGTCAAGACCGGCCGTGACGCCGATGTGCTCCGCGGCGACTACGCAGATTACCTCGTGCTTGATGAGTGCGCATTGCTCGATCCTGATGCCTGGGACAAGGTCGGGGCACCGATGCTTCTCGACAATGACGGCGATGCCATGTTCATCAGCACGCCAAGGCGTCGCAACTGGTTCTACAAGCTTTTCCTCCGAGGGCAGGAGGATGGCGAGTACTGGCACTCGTGGCACTTCACGAGTCTGGCGAACCCGTACCTAGACCAGCGGGCCCTGGATGACCTGATGGCGAACATGAGCGAGGAGGCATACCGCCAGGAGATTCTCGCCGAGTTCCTCGAGGGCGAGGGCCAGGTGTTCCGCAACATTCGTGCGTGCACCAATGCGCCGCCAGGTGCTAAGCCTGAGGATCACCAGGGCCATCGTGTCGTCTTTGGTGTAGACTGGGCGAAGGCCCAGGACTGGACGGTGATAAGCGTTTTCTGCGTCGACTGTGGCTGTGAGCTCCAACTGGAGCGTTTCAACCAGATTGACTATGTCGTGCAGTCGATGCGCCTGAAGGACCTGGCGAAGTGGTGGAAGCCTGCCGTGATCCTTGCGGAAAGCAACGCCATGGGCCAGCCGTTGATCGATGCGCTGAGCTATGAGGGCCTGCCTGTGCAGGGGTTCGAGACCACGGCCACTAGCAAGGCGCGGCTTATCGAGAGCTTGCGCCTGGCGCTGGAACGGGCCGAGGCGCAGTGGCTCGACATACCAGTAGCTACTAGCGAGCTGGAAGCCTACGAGCAGAAAGTCAGTCCAACCACGGGCCGGAGCACGTACAGCGCTCCCGAGGGTATGCACGACGACACGGTGATTGCTCGGGCGTTGGCCTTGCGGGCAGCGTTGACACCTGCATCGCACGAATTGGTGTCGGTGGTATGATTGACGATATCCTCTGGATCGCTGGAGCTGTGGTTGTAGCATTCGGGCTTGGCATGATTTACCTGCCGCTTGGTGTGATAGCTGGTGGTCTTATCTTGATAGCGCTCGGGGTCATTCTCGGGTATCGTAAGGCGATGAACAATGAGCCTCATCAGTAGCTTATTTGCAGTAAGAGCAGCACCGAGGAAATATCCTTCATGGATGTTGCGTGCGGCGACATCGGAACGTCATTCGTTGCCCAGCCTGGACACTGTCACGAACCAAGAGCAGCTGTACCAGCGGCTATCCTGGGTACATATCGCAGTCAGCACGATAGCCGAAGCCGCAGCGTTGCAGCAATTGAACGTCAAGGAGATGGTCGGCGAGGACACCAAAGACATACCGAACCATCCCTTTGAGCAACTCTTGCGCCGTCCCTCGCCTCTCTATTCTCGTTACATGCTTCTATACGCGACATTTGCCTACCTCACCTTGACCGGCAACGCCTACTGGTGGCTCAACAAGCCCAACGAAGCCTCACCTCCCGACGAGATCTGGATAATCCCGAGCCATCAGATCGAGCCTGTGCCGGATGGCCGCATGTATATCAAGCATTACGAATACCGCCCAGGTGGGTTCCAGCGTGCCGTCGAACTCCCGACGCACGAGATCGTGCACTTCAAGCAGTTCCACCCGCGGAGCAGTTTCGTGGGTTTGAGCCGAATCGAGCCCTTGGCCCAGGTAGCCAAGGCCGACCTGGCGATGCAGGAGTGGAACCGCGAGTTCTTCGCCGACAACCATGCCAAAGTTCCTGGAGCGCTGGCCTTTGCAGACATGATCCCTGATTCCCTCTGGGAACGGCTCAAAGCGGATTTGCGACGTGAGCACGGTGGCACGAAGCGAAACCTGATGATGCTCCGCGGCGTCGGGCAGGGCGGCGTGCAGTGGATCGCTACCAACATGAACCACGACGACATGGAATTCTTGCAAGGTCGCCAGTTCAACAAAGAAGAGGTACTGGCGACGTTCGGCATTCCGCCTGGGATGCTCGACAAGAACGCCACGGAAGCAAACGCCCAGGTGGCCAAGGCTGCGTTTGCTGAGTATACGCTTTGGCCCGCTCTTGTGAACGTGGCAGAGACGATCAGCAACGATGTTTTGCCGTTGTACGGGGAGAACCTGATTGCCGAGTTCGACGATCCGCGCAAGTCGGATCGTTTGGTGGATTTGCAAGAGCTTCAGGAGTATGCGCGGTATCACACGATAGACGAAGTGCGTGCCGAGCACTACGGGCACGATCCGTTGGGCGATGAGCGTGGCCGGATGCTGGCGGCGCAGATTGGCCCTCAGGTGCCGGTGCCAGCGGCAGCGCCGGCTAGCGCGCCGGAGCAAGAAAGACCTGCGGAAGAAGAGCCTGTCCAGGAGCGCGACGATGGGCGCCCCAAGGCTACGATTCTGGAGTTCGATGCCGCCAAGGCCGAGTTGAGGCGCTGGCGTGATAAGGTGCGCAAGCGGGGTAAGCCCGCTGATTGGGAGCCCGAGGTGCTCCCGCGGCCCTTTCGTGCAGGGCGTGCGACTGGCTCAGGAGCTCTATGATGACCCAGCCGATGCATTTCGGTGGCTCAAAGCCATCGAGGATAGCCGAAGCGAAGCCGAAGACGATATGCGTGAGGCCCTCGAGGCCTTGTTCAAAAAATGGAGGCCCAGGTTTGCTCGGGCCATTGCAGCCGGCGAGCCTCCGCCGTTCGATGCTTTCAGCGAAGAGTTGGCGCGCATCATGGGATTGAGGGTAAGCCAAGTCATGACAGACGAGGTGCTCCGGCACGGGATGAGCGTTGGGATCGAGTTTGATCCGGCGCTGATAAACGAGGCCGCACTGAATTGGGCGCGCAGCTACACGTATGACCTCATGCGAGGGCGGGAGAAACCGGACGGTACTCGGGAACCTGGCCTCGACGCGACGACGCGCAAGCAAGTGCAGCAGATCATGGCAACCTGGCAGGAGCGGCCAGGCATGACACGCGGCGAGCTGGAAGCGATGCTCGAGCCTGCCTTTGGCGCGAACCGTGCCAGTATGATCGCAGTGACTGAGGTGACTCGGGCCAGCAGCGCGGCGACACGGCACTACCAGCAG